GTGCAGTGTCCACAAGTTCAACGCCAGAGTGGCGTTGAAGTCTGGTGGCAAGTTTCAATAATTTCGCCACTGGCCAAGTATCGGCGCCCGATTGGGTTTCGATTATCTTGGAAGCAGTAACAATATATTGCGCATGACCTTTTTTAATTGTCGGAGCGTTTCCCATAGATGACGCAAGTTCGATTGACGCTTGAATGATTCGAACAGAAGTCGCGCCTCGATTAAGTCGAGATGCAATTTCGATAATGAATTCCATCTCGCCTTGTTGATTTATTAAACCTGCGTAAAGGTCGCAGATTTCTTGGTCTGCTTCGATTACTTCTGGCGCACTCTTGATTTTTACTGCCTTAATCTTTGGTGCCTTTGCTGGTATTACTGATGATTTTGAAGCCATGATTTATTTCTCCTTAATTGGGTAAGTGTATGAATTTCATACACCAAGCGAGTTAGGTCTAACTCACTGCCTTCAGTATGCCAGAAAACCAGACCTAATGCACCACTAATCAAGGCATAAGTCGTATTTTTTTTAAGCGTGTTTTGGGGGAGTTTTGGAGCAGGTTTCGATGATCCAACTTTCCCGCCTATCGGATCATCAAATATGCCAGGGCTTGGGCTATTCCTGGCGATTCTCCTGGCAAAAAGAAGCTGCAAAACCCACAATTTCACGGGTCGAATTTCACGGGTCGAATTCATAGCGATATTCAATTACTTCATGGGGGATAGTTACTTGCCGACAGATAGGTTGAATTGTTAAACCGATTAAATAATCACGAGATTAAAACCCGATTGCCGATAGGCAATAGGTCTATGAATTGGAATTGGTAATGCTTCTCCAGATATTCCATGCAGTAATTCTATTTGCCCGTAGGGTTGTTGAATTGGGGCCCCCAAGTATATTTATGTCTCACCCAAAAACTTTCTGTTATATAGACAATAGCCCCCCATATTGTATAAAAAAGCATCAATTATACCCGATTTCTTAAATATATCTCAGAAAACCGTTCGGTTTTCGTATTTGAACAGGTTATCTTATATGTATAGAAATACATATACGGAGCCTGCTCCGCTTAAGGCTACGCAGTCTCCTATATAATAGATAATTATATTAATAATATATATAATGGGATATCTATGCCCGTTAACAGGAACCGTTATATTCGTTATTAGGGGCACACATTGGCAAGCAAGAACCTATCCAAAGAAGACTCCCAAAAGAAGGTTCTCGCCCTCCTTGAGCAGGGCTCATCCATTAAACTGGCTATGGAGAATGTAGGCCGAACAGAGTCATCCTACCGTCAGTGGTCCTTCCAAGACCCCGACTTCAAGGAAAAGGCAGAGAAAGCCCGCCTTGCAGGCAAAGGAATCCAACAGGACCTAGCCGAGTTAAAGGACATCTCCTACCCCGACTTCTGTGAGCAGTTCCTAGATACCAAACTTTTTGATCATCACCTTGACTGGCTAGACCTTATTGACGGTAAAGAGCCTCGGTGGATTCACCCCTCTATGACTTTCGAGCAGGGAGCCCTAAATCGTGTCCTCATCAACGTTCCCCCAGAACATGCCAAGTCAACGGTCATCACGACCAACTATGTCACCTACAAAATTGTTACTAACCCTAATGCTCGGGTCATTATTGTATCTAAGACTCAAGGCATGGCACGTAAGTTTCTTGGAGCGATTAAGACAAGACTAAGCCACCCAGCATTTACCAAACTACAGGTGGCCTTCGGCCCCTCTGGTGGTTACAAGCAAGATGCGACCCAATGGTCAGCAGATATGATTTATCTAGGAACGGGACGCGACTCAGGAGAGAAGGACCCAACGGTCCAGGCACTCGGATTCGGATCTCAAATCTATGGCGCACGTGCCGATTTGATTATCCTAGATGACGTTGTGATGAACTCAAATGCCCATGAGTGGGAGAAGCAAATTGAATGGCTTCAAAAAGAAGTTATCACGCGCCTAGGGCGGCACGGAAAACTACTTATTGTAGGAACCCGTGTCGCGCCTATTGACCTCTACAAGATGATTAGAGATGGCTCACAGTGGACAGGTGGCAAGAGCCCCTTTACCTACTTCAGCCAACCAGCAGTATTAGAATTTGACGAGAAGCCTGAAAACTGGAAAGCCCTATGGCCAAAGACTGACAGGCCCGAGGGAGACGTAGATCAACCAGATGAAAACGGCTTATACACCAAGTGGGATGGACCCTCACTCTTTATTAGAAGGTCTGAAGTTGCTCCGTCGGTCTGGGCTATGGTCTACCAACAGGAAGACGTTCAAGAAGATTCAATCTTCGCCCCAGCCGCTATCGCAGGTTCCGTTAATGGGATGCGAAAAAGAGGGCCTCTCAAACCTGGGGTCCCAGGACATCCGAAGCACGTTGAGTCTGCATACACAGTTATGGGTCTCGACCCAGCGATGACTGGAAACACGGGTGCGGTAATCTTATCGTATAACCGTGCTGATAGTAAGATCTATGTATTAGATGCTGTCAATATGACAGAGCCTAATCCAATGAAGATTAGAGCATTGATTGAAGAGTGGGTAACTAAATACCGCCCTCAAGAACTGCGTATTGAAATTAACGCCCATCAGAAGGCTTACGCCTTAGATGATGAACTGCGTCAATGGCTTGCTGCTTATGGCACAACCCTTAACTCGCACTTTACGGGTAAGAACAAATGGGATACATCTTTTGGTGTAGCCTCTATGGCTTCGTTATTTGGGACAATCAGAGATGGTCGCTTTCAAGATAACAATATAATCGAACTTCCAAGCAATGAAGGTTCTGAGGGTCTCAAGACCTTAGTCCAGCAACTTATCACTTGGAAGCCAGATACCAGAAACCCAACAGATACAGTTATGGCCTTGTGGTTTGCTATTATTCGCATAAGAGAACTTATGCAACAATCTTCAAGAGTCGGACAATATCAAAATAATAGATGGGCCACCCGTGCACAGAAAGCACAGCGGGGCTCTATACAACTAGATGAAGCCTTTGCAGAGCAATGGGTAGAAACCTACGGATAGGAAAACAATGGCATTAACAATTGAGCAGGTATCAGCAAGGGTTGACTCCTTACGCTACCGTTCTTCCGAAAGAGACGCCAAAGCAGGCGATGTTCTTGCTGTCCGCCAAGGTAAAATTGCAGACGTATACCCAGACTTCTTTCCAGATGGTGTAGATGCCAACGTAGTAGCCAACTTTATCGACGTAGTAGCCCGAGATCTGTCTGAAGTAATGGCTCCACTGCCTACAATCAACTGCTCTGCAGCGAATGCAGTTAACGACAAGGCTCGTAAGTTTGCTGACAAGCGCACACGTATTGCCGCCAACTACTTCGTAAACTCTGATCTATCAGTTCATATGTATACTGGTGCAGATTACTACATCACATATGGCTTCTTGCCATTTATTATTGAAATCGATGAGGAATCAGGTCTTCCTCGTATTCGTATTGAGAACCCACGCCAGGCATATCCAGAATTTGACCGCTATGGTCGCTGTGTAGCATACGCTAAGCGTTACATCATGACTCTTGGGGAACTTGTATCACAATTCCCTGAATACAGAGGGCAACTACTAGGCCCAGAGGGTTTTGACCAGGATCTAAATACTCAGATTGATATCTTCCGCTACTATGACAAAGAGCAATCAGTAGTCTATGTTCCATCACGCCAGAACTTAGTCCTATCTCAAGCCAAGAATCCTCTTGGTAAGATGATGGTAGTTATTGCTAAGCGTCCTTCTATTGATGCTGAGATGCGTGGACAGTTTGACGATGTTCTTGGAATCCAATTACTTCGTAATCGTTTTGCTATGCTTGCTATGGAAGCGGCTGAGAAGTCAGTTCAGTCTCCTATAGTTCTACCACAAGATGTTCAAGAATTACAACTTGGTGGAGATGCGGTTATCCGCACAGCAAACCCCGCTGGTGTTCGTCGCGTAGACTTGAATATCCCAGCAGGCGCATTTACTGAACAGAATTTACTTAATCAAGAACTCCGCGTTGGAGCACGTTATCCAGAGGGACGAACTGGAAACATCAACGCATCTGTTGTTACTGGGCAAGGTGTGCAGGCTCTCATGGGAGCATTTGATACTCAAGTTAAATCATCTCAAGCCATCTTTGCTGCAGCACTACGCGATGTAATCGCTCTATGCTTTGAGGTAGATGAAACCTACTTCAATTTTGAGAAGACAATTCGCGGTGTAGATGCTGGTTCACCATACGTAATTACATACACACCAAGCAAGGATATCAATGCAGACTACTCTGCAGATGTCCGCTATGGTATGTTGGCTGGTCTTAACCCAGCACAGGGACTCATCTTTATGCTACAAGCATTAGGTGGCAAGTTAATATCTAAGGATATGGCTATGCGTGAGTTACCATTCAATGTGAATGTTACTCAAGAACAAGAAAAGATTGAAGTCGAAGATATGCGTAATGCGCTTATTG